TGTAAATATCCATTGTTGGATATTTCATTTCAACTGTAATTGTCTCTGTTAGTTTAATATGTTTTGAATGTTCATCGTTTTTAGTGAGTTTTATATCTTTTAGATTTATTTTTATTCGTGTTTGTTCATCACAAAGTTCCCCCTTACTATTTTTACCTTCAGGATGTCTTACCATCAACTCAATAATATCTCCAACAGATTTTGACCTTATGCTTAATAAAGCCATTTGTAAATCAAATAAGGGCAATTGTTCAGCATCAACATTTTCTGATATAATACAATTATTGATTATTTGTTTTGAGGTTCTTACTATTTCTGCTTGTTCTCCCCCCTCCATCGCCATTAATAAAAGTTTTTCTTCTTTGACTAAAAAGGGTCTATATTTTACTTCACCCTTTACTGTCGCCAAATTCATTGTGAATATTGGTGCTTCAATTGTCGGTAAACTCATTATATTCTCCTAATATAATATAATAATTAAAATCCTCTACTGGTATCACCAGTTGCTAAATTATAGTGTTCAGGCTTGTATCTCGTAGGGTGTGTATAGCATGTGAAGAGACTTGTTCCCATTTTCGATATGCAAATGTAACACTAAGTCTTGCATATTCATTATTTTGTCCCCATCCTAAATTTATCGCTCCTACATTTAAAGGAAATGCTTCATTAAATCTTATTCCATAACTTGAAGAGTTGTCTTCTTTATAAGTTCTTAAGAGAATATCACTCGTATAATCATTATAATATGAAGCATCAAATAAATCAGGATCAACTATATCATTTTGCCATTTATCAAAAAATTCTTTCTCTGCCCAACCCTCTGCAGTACATATAAATGTCATTGTAGTATCAATGAACATTTGACCATAACCAATTTTTCTTACGGGACCATATAGTTTATCTTCAACTGTAAGCATAGTTTTACCAGGAAGTTCTGCTTGTTCGCATAAAAAAGCAGAAAAAGAAGATTCTTCTCTTCCAGGAATAAAAACTTCATATCTATTTACTGGTGCTTGCCCACCTTTGGCTTTTAATTTGTCCCTAAAAGTGTTTATACTTAACATTAAATCATTCTCCTACTATCTCCCCAAACAACAAGTTTGTTTTCTTTTTTGAATCTTTCTGTTGGCAAAAATAATGCAATTTCTTTTTCATCATCATCTACAATTACAACCCTAGATGTTATATGTTTATATAGATATCTTTTTACTGTCGGTTTAATTTGTTTAATTCTTGCAAGTCCTTCATAATTTACTGATTTTGACTGATCAATAGCATCCATTAATTTTGCCCTAAGTAATGGTGGTAGATAATGAAAATTTAAACCAAGAAAACCATTTCCATACATTTTTACACACATGATCAACGGAAATCTATCATAATACTTCATTTTCTTTTTAGTTTTTGGATCATAAAAATATGATGCTATTGCACCAGGTGCTATTGTTCCCTTACCTGATTTTTTAGCAGTTTTATAAAATTCATCTGCAGTATCTACTTCACTAAATCTACCTCTTAATTCTGCTCTTAGGGCACCAACTTTCCTACGAAACCACTGTGATGCATTACGTGTTTTTGGTTGTCCTTCGTTTTTTCTTATTGCGTTTTTTAATTTATCTAAAAATGTTTGATTTTGTTGTGCCATAGTTATATTTAGTTAAAAAAGATGATCTTCTGTAATGATTTTGAATCTCCATTTTCTATCATTACAATACTCTGTGGCCGCCTTCCATTTTGCTTCATTTACACCAAATGTATATACTTCAGATAAATATCTTCTAGTGATTCTTTTGGGTTTTTTGGGTTGTGATAGTTGTTTTTTGGGTTTAACTTCTATAACTACACATTCTGTTAAGCCATTTTCTTTTTTTATTTTAATCCAAAAATCAGGAAAATATCTATGTATTCGTTTATCAATAGGGGATTTATAGGGCACAACTATCTCTTCACTTGACCATTCAATAACATCGGGATTGTTTTCACAATAATTCATGAACTTTTTCTCCCATAAAGAGCGGTAAGTTATTTTAGTGGGATCTCCACGATATTTCTTCAAATTTTTTATTTTGTATTTTCCTTTGTAACTCATGCTAAATATTATGTATAACAAGTAAGGAGAATAATGTCCGATGCGACAACCAGATTAAAGTCTGTAATAAATACAAGAACTGGTGTTAAAATATATAGATTTCCAGAAAATATAGGATCATCTACATTAGAACCAGAATCAAGAAAATTTTGTCTATTTCGTTTTCATAATGTAGATGAAAATGGAAATCAAGGACGTACAACTAAATGCGTTGTATTACCTTTTCCAGAAATAAATGATGCAATTAATGTGAAATATGATAATGTTGAATTTGATGTGGTTGGAGCAATTGCGGTAGGAGCCGCGGCAGGAAATATTACTGTAGACCGGTTATCTACTATTGCAAAAACAGGAGTACAGTCTTTTAATAAAAACTCTTTTTCACGAATAGCCGCAGATACAGTATTAGGTGGGACTCCTGGATTAAAAGCAGGAGTTGCAAAAGGATTAAACTCAATACAAAATCCTTATATTTCAAGTGTATTTAATAGTACAGGGTTTAGAGATTTTTCTTTTTCCTTTGTTCTTATACCGAAAAGAGACATTGAAAGTCAAAATATACAAGATATTATTACAACTTTTAAAACAGCAATGTTACCTGAAAAGAAATTAGTTAAACCTGGAGAAAGAAATGCAGGACAATCTACGGGTATTTTAACAATGCCAGATAAAGTTGATGTTACTTTTTTTCCTACTACAGAAGAATATAAAAGAAATGAATCAATAATAAAGATTACAAATGCAGTTGTATCAGATTTTACGGTTGAATTTTCAGCAGGAACACAAAATCCTACTTTTTTTAAAGAAACAGATGCTCCTTTATCTGCTACATTAAGCGTGTCAGTTAAAGAAACTGAAATTTATACCAAAGAAAGACTTGTAAAAGATTATCCACAATATAGAGAGGATTTTAAAGAATAAGATGGCAATAGCTAATTTAGATAAACTATTAGGAAGTAAAAAAAGATTTGAATATCCTAAAGGTATGGGAACTATTAAAGGTTTACATCATTTTATGGTAATAAAAGAATTAAAATGGACCTCTCCTAAAAAAACAGATGATGCATTTAATGGACAAACAAATTTTGAAAATATTACTTCTGGTGATGAATCAAAAAATTTTTATGAAATAGGAAGAAATTTTGTTTTACATTTACCTCCCGGCTCATTAAAAACACAATATTCTGCTGATTATGCTGATGTAAATTTGGGTATTTTTGGAGATATATTATCTCAAAATGCAATGCAGATAACAGAAGACTTAAAAGAACACTTTACAGATTTTGCAAAAGGAGACACGGGCTTTATACAAGATACAATGAACATGTATAAAAATATAGGAAAAGATATATGGAATAAAGTTACACCATATGTAGATAGTAAAGATTTTGGAAATGATTTTGCCAACAGAATTAAATTTAACGTAGTATCTGCTGTTGGTTCTTTAGCCCCTTCAAATGCAAAAGGAGAACAAATAGCATCTATGTCTATGCGGGCGGCAAGAAATCCATATACTTCTCTTATATTTACAGGAATAAAAAAATTACGAACACATAATTTTAATTTTGAATTTAATCCTAAAACGGCACATGAATCTGAAACTATTATGTCAATAATATTAAATTTAAAACATGGAATGTTACCAAGTTTATCTACATTAAATTTAGGAAAAGAGAGTAAAAAAGAGATTCCAGTACAAATTGAACGCTCACTGGGCCCGCACATATCTAAAGAAAAAACTGTAACTATTAAAAATGAAATGAATTCTGCTTTTTTTACTTTTCCTTCTAATTATAGAATTCAATTTTTTAGTAAAGGACAAGAAAATGAATATTTATTTAAAATAGGGAACTCTTTTTTAGTATCACTTAAAGCGAAATATTCTCCTAAATTTTTTGAAGAAAACGGAATGCCCCAATCAATAGGTTTACAGCTTCAATTTAAAGAAAACTTTGCTCTCGATAGATCACAAGCGGAGACTCACTAATGTCAGACTTTTTTAAAAATTATAAATCATTTTATTACAATATCGATAAAGTTAAACCCATTACAGGGAAACTTGCAACAAATATATTATCTAGAGCAAATTTAGTTAGTGGTATTTTAAAAAATGTTAGGTCGTATTATCCATATAGAATAAAAGAATACGAAAGACCAGATGTTATAGCAGAACAATATTACGGAAATAGTGATTTAGTTTTTCTAATATTTTTAGCAAATAATATTCAAGATCCATTGTATGATTGGCCACTGTTTGGAAACGAATTAACAAACTTTATTAAAGAAAAATATGGATCGGTTGATTCTGCAAGAACAGGTGTACATCATTATGAACAAATAATAAGGAGTGAAGTTAATAAAACAGCGGATACTCCTAAAGTTTTAGAAAAAGTTGTAGTTGTTAATAAAGAAACATATGATCTTCTTGATGAAACAAAAAGAAAAATAATATACAATTATGACTATGAAATTATAAAAAATAATGCAAAAAAACAAATTGTTTTAATAGAAAACATTTATACTAAACAAATTTTACAAGAGCTAAGAAGTCTTTATGCTAGTTAGCAGGATATAATATGACAGAACAAAATGTTATAGGACAGCCCGATTTTTCTAAAAAAAATTCAAAATTTAGTACTGAATCGAATTGGAAATTAACTTTTATAAATTATAGGGGAAGACAGTATACAGTTGACTCTGATGAAAATTCATCGATTTTAGGTTTTTCAATAAATGAATCTTTATTTGAAAGCAATGTTATAACTGGTGATATAAAAATACTTGATGCCGCTGGATTAGATGAAAGAATTCCTCTTATTGGACAAGAAAGAGTACGCATACATCTAAAAAATCAATTATTGGGTGGACCGGATTGGGATGCTGAATATACGATTATTAAAAGATCAACCACTATCGAAGACGGAACAGTAAAGTTTTATGTATTAGATTTTTGTTCAGATGAATTTATTGCAAATTTAAGAAATAGAGTATCTAAATCGTATAAGTCACAGTTGGCTGGCCACATTGTTTCAGACATATATGAAAAATACATACAAGATGATGTATTTGTGAAAAACCAAAAAGTGTTACATTATGACGAAAAAGGGGATTCGGATGGAACTTTTTTTGGAATGCATTTTGTGTTTCCTACAATAAGACCTTTTAAAGCAATAGACATGGTTGTTAAAAAATCTGTTGCTTCAAATGTTGAAATGAGGCGACAAGAACAAAGTGCAAATTTCGGAAAATTTTTATTTTATGAGAATAAATTCGGTTTTTATTTTAAAGCATTATCTGATTTATTACATCCTTTAGTAACTACATCACAGGCTGAAATTGAAGATTCAGATAATCTAAAAGCACTAGAGGCCACCGGTCAAGATTTTGGGCTTCAGGATGCTCTTAGAAGGGAAAAAGGAAAAAGAATATCTTCTCCAGCCGTGACAACATCAGCAGATATTCCAGTAGCTTCTTATGTGATAAGACCAGCAGACCATATTGGTATGAAACCAGAACAGAAAGAATTTTTAGTTATTCGTTTTAAGTTACAATCTACATTTAATGTTTTAAATAATTTAATAGAAGGAATGTATTCTGGAAGATTGCTGACATATGATCCGACAACTCAAAGAATAGGTTCTATAAATCAAGCATCAGCTACTCCCTATATTGATCCTTCTTCTGATGATAATAGATTTACTAATGCTTTATATAAAGCAAATCATAAGGTAACTTATTATGAATATGATTATTACGACCAATTTTCAAATTTTAGACATATTGGTGGGGGTAAAAATCCCTTAACAAACGATAAGCATTATGGAATAGATAAAACCGAAGCATTCTATAAGTATGTGTCAACAAATTTTAATCATAACGAAAAAATGATTACAAAATTATTACAAAACGTTATGACAGATAATGATAAAGGTGCTATTTCAGTAGATAAGCAAGTAGAGAGATGGTTAATTCAAAGCTATTCTCAATCAAGACAAATGAAAAATATAATAACACAAATAACTGTTCCTGGAGATCATAATAGAGTTGTTGGGGAAATAATAAGTTTAAAATATCCTTCAAATTATTATCCAAACGAGGAACATTCTTTCTATACTGGATTTTATTTAATAACAAAAATTTCACATACAGTATCACAGCATGGAAGTTATTTAACAACGATGGAATTAGCAAAAGACGCATTATTTTCTAGACTTGTAAAAACGTTAGGACATGGGGAAGAAGGTTCAATTTCTAGAGAATTGGATATAACAGAAGAGAATCAAGAAATCTTAGACCTAATGGATTCTGGTATAAATGTGGAGAATGTGGCATGAGTAGTTCAGATATTTTAAATGCAAATGATATAAAAGATTTTATGGGAACCGAGAGTTTTATTTGGTTCTATGGTGTTGTAGAAGACAGAAAAGATCCGCTTTTTCTTGGAAGAGTTAAAGTACGATGTATTGGATTTCATACAGATGATAAAGATTTAATACCAACAGAAGACCTCCCTTGGGCCGATATTATTCAACCAATAACTTCTGCGGCAATATCTGGAATTGGTACTACCCCTACTGGATTAGTAGAAGGAACACATGTATTTGGTTTTTTTAGAGATGGACTAGAAGCACAAGAACCAGTTGTTTTAGGAACATCTGGGGGCATACCTGAAAATTTTTCAAATCCGGATAGAGGGTTTAATGATCCTAGATCAATTAAAGAAAGAAAAAATGCTCCCTATCCTCCTCTTTATATTGATAGATTTGTTTCGGGTATTCCTGCAAAGGTTATAGAACATTCTCAAGTAGATGAATTATCATCTTATGAATTTGTTGGAGAAACTCCAATGAAGGGTGGTAAAATATGGTACGGAAAAAATCAAGATGAATCTAAAATTCAAGCAAGTATCTATAAACGTAAAGATACAGATAAGCCATCAGATAAACCTGAAAAAGCTAATACTGCACCGATGTTGAGATCCCAACTTTATTCTAGAAATCCAGATGAAAATAGAATGATATTTGATGGAAACGGTATTCCAATTATGTCTTTACCATCAACAACTTTGTTGGGTTTAAATAGAATAAAGTTTGAAGGAAGAGCTAATTACGAAACTGAAGCGGAATATCCTGGACCACATTCTTCTTCTCATCCTCAATCTCAAATTGTTATGAAGGCCCATAGAATTGCAGGAAGTTTAAGTGCAACTCAGGGCAATTTACACAAAGGAATTGAAAAAGCAATTGGAGAACCTTGGAGTCTTCCTCCAGACGGGTTTAATCCAGAATATCCTTATAATCATGTCACATATACTGAGAGTGGGCATTTATTTGAATTAGACGATTCTCCGGGTGCTGAAAGAATCAGATTATTACATAGAACTCAAAGTTTCCTCGAATTTTTACAGGACGGTTCTAGAGTTGATAGTGTTGTGGGTAAATCTTATTTTCTTGCAGATGCAGATGTTCATTCTCATATTTATGGTGATGATATAAAACATGTTAAAGGAGCGATGAATCATGTTTATAATTCTAGAGGAACAGGATCTAATAAAATGCTTTTTGCTGGTGATGGTGATGTAAATTTAGAAGTTCAAAAAGGAGATTATAATATTGATTTAAAAGATGGTGAGATGAAAATTAAAGCACGAAATCTTAAAATTATTGGAACAGCAAACGATCCAGAAGCATCAAAATTTCAATTGTTACAAATGTCACCAGAATTGGGAGACTCACAGAAAGCCTTTTCTGTTGAATCGGAAAATTTTACTACTACCACTGGAGATTTTCAAATAAATTGTGCAAATTATGATCCTACGATTACTGGAAATTCTAAAACAAATATAGGCGCAGATTGTGAAGTAACAGTAGAAGGAAGTTCAAATGAAATAGTAACTGGTTTATTTGGAATAGGTATGAAAAAAGTATGCCGACTTAAACCAATTACTTTTGAATCTACAACTCCTGTTATGCCAATTAAGTTGCATAGTGGTCCTGGGGGATCATCATCAAAATTAGAATTGAGTTTATCCGGACTGGATGTTAGTACTACATTGGGTAATGTTAGTATAGGTGCATCTGTAGGAAAGATTGAACAGACAGCAGGAACTAATTTTGCTATTGATGCTGGTACAGAAATAGAAATTAAAAACAAAAAAGGTAATATTAAAATAGATCCAACAGGACTTATTACTGTGAAGGGAATGGGTTCTGATATTCATACTTTATTAAAAAAATTATCAATGGCATTACAAAACATGACCCATCCAACTCCTGCTGGTCCAAGTGGTCCAGCATCGAATATGAGTGAAATTATGCAGTTTGATGTAGAAATAGACAAGGTATTTCAAGCATGAGTAAAAAAGAAGAAGAAACTATTTTAGAACAAAAACCAATGGTTAATGGTAATATGTTAGAACTTTTAGGAAGAGTTTTAACTTTT